CAATAGAATTGTTCCTGAAAGAAATACTTTACCACTGATATTAAACCGTCATCCCAATATAGTAAATCTAGGTGGTAAAGGAAATCGAAAACAGTTTGTATGGAGGGATTAAATGGAACTAGAAAATTTAGACTTTACTCATGCAATGGATATGGAATTATCTAAACATTCATTTCCATATTTTTTTCAAAATGTATTAAAAATGATGTATCCAGAATATATGAAAGAATGGCTAGAGTTAATGGAAGGAACAGATAGAACTGTTATTGTTTGTTCAAGAGACCACGGAAAATCTGTATTTATGCATTCTTGGGTAGTTTGGAATTTAATATTTCAAGAACCTCCATTTCAAATGCTATATATCTCATCTAACCAAAAACAGACTATGGTACACATGAGAGAAATAGATAGAATGTTTAACCTTCCACAATTAAAACAATTTAAACCCTCAAGAGGTTGGGCTATTGGAAACATTACATTAACCAATGGTAACTCTGTTCTTGAAAGGTCAGTAGGTTCTCAGATTAGAGGACTTCACCCCCAAGAAATTATTATTGATGACCCTTTGAAAGAATTTAGTTTAGCTGCTATACAAAGAGTAACAGATTGGTTCTTTGGTGACATGATTCCAACTTTGCACCATACAGCAAATCTAAGAATGATAGGAACTCCTTTTACATATACTGATATTTTTGCTCAATTAGAAGAAAATGAGGCATATACTGTTAGAAAATACCCGTGTTTTAATTCATTAGATGAACCCCTTTGGCCAGCAAGATGGGATTATGAAGCTTTAATGCAAAGAAAAGCAGAAATTGGGTCATTAAAGTTTACAAGAGAGTATTTATGTATTCCAGTATCTACAGGAACTGCTTTATTTGGACAAGAACATCTAGAAAATGCTAAAAATAAAGATTTTATTCTAAAATTAGGACATAGAAAGGATAAAGGATATAAATATTATGTTGGAGTTGACCCAGCAATCTCTACTGATGGAGATTATAATGTAATTATGGTATTAGAAGTAGATGATGAGATGAATAAGACGATTGTTCATGTTGATAGGTCTAAAAATGTGAAATTTAGAGAAAATATTGAAAAATTACGCTTAATTGGACAAGTGTTTCAACCAGACACTATCCTTTATGAAACAAATACCTTCGCTAAAGCCTTTACACAAGAATTAAGGGCTGTTTCAGACTTAAATGTTAGAGATTTTGATACAACTAGAAGAAAGAAACAAGAAATTATATTAAACTTACAAATGAACTTTGAAAATAAAAAAATTAATCTTCCTTATGGTGATAATAATAGTAGAAAGATGACTTCTATGCTCATTGAAGAATTATCTATGTTCTCAATAACCGATTCGGGAAGGTTTGAAGGTGTAGGGGCGCACGATGATTTGGTAATGGCCCTTGCATTAGCAAATGCGGCCACACAGACCGCCTCCGAAGCATTCATACTACTTGATGACATGGAAATCTTTGGAGAGCCACAGAACGCGCCTATTGGCCCAAAACAGGGTCTTTTAGGACTGAATTTTTAGGACAGGTGAACATTATGGCGAAAAGGTCTGAACAACTTCAAGAACTGACTAATAGACAAAAAGAAATAGAGGATATCGAAGAAAATATGAGTCGAATAGAAGACGATATGAAAACGGCATGGCTAGAACAGCAGCCTATTCGCAGCCATGAAGATATTGTAAAGGATTATGCTGATATTGCAAATATTAATCTTACTAGTGCAAAGGAATCTTTATCAGAATACCCAAAAAAGTATGAAATAGAAGGTAAGGATGTACCAACTCTAATTAAAGACATGAGAAAATATAGAAGGACTCTTAAGGGCGAAACTAAGGTAGCCTTTACTAATTCTATAGATAATTTAATTAAAGCTTATGCAGATTATTTAAACGATTGCATAGATAGTATCTATTGGGTTAAAAAGTATAAATACCCACTTAAACAGATGAACTATAATGAAGACAAGTTAGTAAAATTAAACTCTATTACTAAAGAAGAAGACAGAAGAGAAATAATAGACTGCCTTTGTAAATATTGGGAAGCAGAACAAAATAGAAGAGGTTTAAATTATAATAAAGAATATTCAAGACTAACTAAAGAGATGAAGACCCATAAAAAACAATTCACCAATTTAATTAAACAAACCCCTATAAGTAGTTCGCCAAAGGACACTATTAGGAAGGCCATCCTTGATTCTGTTTGTAATAATCCGGGCATCTCTTCTAGACAAATACATGAATCATTACCACAGAAATTATATGATAGGAGTTCACCAAATATTATAGCAAAACTTGCAAAGGAACAAAATATAACAAATGTTGATGGAGCCTACTATAAAATAAACGATGATATTAAAAAGAACATTTGGGCTTATACTGCAGCATTTATTGATTCTGATGGTTATATAACAATGGACAAAAATCATAATCCAAGAGTTGGTTTAGTAGCAACAGGAGATAGAGGAAAGGCTTTCATGTTAGAAATGCATAAATCACTAGGAATGGGTAGATTACACTTAGACCAAAAATCACCACAAGACACTAGATTAATAAATAGACTTAACTTTTATTCTGGCCCAGAAATTAAAAAATTATTAACCAAATGTTTACCACATTTTAAATTAAAGAAAAACAATGCAAATACTTTATTAGAACTTATAAAAATAAAGAAATATGATAAGAAAAAAGATTGGTATTCTGTCAGAAAAGATGAATTATTTAAATTGATGAAATATTATAATCATAGTGATAATGCTAAATTTGATTGGGCTGCTTGGGATATTGATATAGATTCAATTAATAAACTTGAAGAAAATAGTAAAATGGGAATTTGAAAGCAATGTTAATTTCATTAATTAAAAGATTAGCAGAAACATATCTAAATTGGTGGATATATATTTATATGGAGGCATAGTATGGCAGAAGAAAAAAGAAGATTTAGTTTAGGTAATTTGTTTAGGAGAAACACTCCTACACCAAAAGACCCTAAAATATTTAATCCAGGAATACAAGAAAAATCTACAGATTACATGATTACATCTCCTGTTATATATCATGTAGCACAACAATCAGTTATTGTTAGAACTTGTACAACTCAATTAAAAAATGAAATATTTAGACGGGGTTATGTTTGGAAAGAAAAGTTTGCATATAAATGTAGAGAGTGTGGAAATGAACATAAACAACCAGTAGAAAAATGTAGTGAATGTAATTCTGTTAGTTTAACTAAACCTAATAAAAAACAATTAAATTATGCTGAAAAACTTATGACTGGTTATATAAATAAAGCTGACCAATTATTTATAGATATTTTAAAAGAATTAGAAGATGATTTAAATATTATGGATGATGCATATATTATTTTAAAGAAAGAATATTATTTAGATAATACTGGACAAATTAAAATGCATAAAATTAAAGAAATGTTTAGAGGAGACCCAGTAACTATGTCTATTTATACAGATGAAGATGGTGAAAAAGGCACACATGGATTTACTTGTTTAAATCATAGAGAGCAAATCCATGATGACCCATTCCAAACTTGTGAAGAGTGCAATGCTTCTTTACATCCTGTTTATTATGTAAATAGGTGTAATGGAGAAGAACAACATTATTTAAAAGGAGAGGTATTACATTTTAGTAAATATAATCCTAGTAGATTATATGGTTTATCACCAATACTAACTTTATGGAATCATATTACTACTTTAATTGCTATGGAAAACTATGTAAATTCTTCATACTCTAAAGCTAGAATGCCAAGAGGATTACTTGCTGTTCAGACTAGAAACATTGATTCAATGAAATCCTTTTGGCGAGGCGTTAAAGAGAAGATGGAACAAGACCCACATTTTATTCCTGTAATGGGTATAGAAGCAGAAAACGGTAAAGGTTCTATTGAATGGATTAAGTTTATGGATAGCCTAAAAGAAATGGATTATATATCTGTTAAGGATGATTTGAGAGATAGGATTTCTGCTTTCTATGGAGTAAGTAAAATCTTTATGGCTGATAATACTACTAGCGGTGGATTAAATAATGAAGGTATGCAAATCCTTGTTACTAATAGGGCTGTAGAAATGGCACAAAATATCTGGAATACTTATGTGTTTCCATTTATAATTAAAGAGTTTGGTATAACAGATTGGACTTTAGAATTACCACCATCTGAAGAAGAAGATGAAGTAAAGAATATCAGAAAGAGAGAATTAGAAGTTCAAATAGCTGGCGGAATAAAGAACTTAGGGTTTGAAGTTAATATGGATGATAAAGGACGATTTACATATACAAAAGAAAAACCTGATATGAAAGGCGGTAAAGGCGGGGGCGGAGGACAAGAAGAGTTCCAAAGAGACCCTTATGCTGGCACTAATATAGACCAATCACATTTAGGTGAAATGATGGAACAAGGTCAAAGACCAACACAAGAAGAAGCAGGAGTTCCAGCAAAAGTTAAATCTGAACCACCAAAAACAAGAAATAAACCATCAAGTGTAACTGGCCCTGATAAAAGATTTACAGGATTACCTAAAGAAGCAGGTAATCAGAATGTTGATACAAGAACGGAGAGAAGAATACCATGAATTGGAAAAATGTATTAAAAGCTGAATGGGATGCTAGTGATTCTACACAAGGATTACATGTTACTAAATTTTATATGTTTTTAAAGCGTTGGCTGGCAGAGGAGCATACTGAGAAATTTTTAGAATATTTCTGGTTATATGAAGACTTAGAATCATTTGAGAGAAGAGATGTTAAAAACTCTCTACAAGCTTTAATATCAGATACAGGTAGATGGGGACAACCATCAATGAAATATCCAGGTATAGAAATAATACACATGACTGATGATATGATAGCTCTTACTTTTGATGATGATAAACATATTAAAGAAAGAGATGAATGGGTAAAACAGACTGAAGAATATAAAGTTCATGTAAAGAATACACGAGGTTATACTCCTTGGTGGGTTAAAAAGCCACCACACGATTCGGTAATTCAAAGAGCGTATAATAGATTAATGTCTATAATTAAGAAAAGTAAAAATAAAAAAACATTTACTCAAGCTCTTCGCCCTCCATCGAAGAAAAAGAAGAAGAAGTATGGAATGGGTGCAAAAAGATATACTGGCGGTTTGGGGAAAAGAAAATATAGTAAAGGAGGATATAGTAGATGACAAAAACAGTAAAAGAGTTAGAAAAGGAATTAAAGATAGCAAGAAATGCTGAAAGAAATAGCGTTAAAATAACAAAGAATAAAAACTTTGATTATGTAGGGCCTGACCCAGACTCAGGCACAAAAGAAAGTCCGGCAAGTTCGGAAGTACCAGATTTTATTGGTAAGCCTAAAACTAAAACTAGTAAAAGGCTTCCTGATAGTTTACCCTATTAAGGTGATTAAATGGATTTTTTAGATGGATTACTTATAAGAGATACATCTCTTATATTAAAAGAAGATAGTCCGTCAGTACAAGATAAATTATTAGAAAAGGCTAAAGTGCATCAAAACAAACTTAGGCCATTTACAATGTCTGAAATAAAACAACATTTAGATAATGCAAAAGAAAATGTTACTGGGAATATACAATTAAATAGAACAGAAGCACAACCAGATAAAGATGGCATTATGCCAACAACAACTACAGCAGGTGAAATATTAAAAATAAATGATGCAGTAATAATGTCTGCATTATGGCAAATAAAACCTCATCTAAATAAAGAATTATTTAATAAACTTCAAGAAATATTTAAACCTAGAAAAAAATCTAGTATTAAAATAAAAGGAATATCTACTGATGAGGAGAAAGTATTTGTTAGATTTTTAGATGCAATGGAAAGAGGCGACACGCTTTCTCCTACACTACAAAATGATATGTTTGATTTTGGTTTATTAGATGTTAAGTTTTTATTGTTATTACAAGATGTAGGAACAAAAGGAGAGAGAAAACTTCATAATACTATTTATGATAGACTTGTAAAAATAGAATGGGAAAACAAACAAAAAAAAGTAGTACCGACAGAATTATTTGAAAGGTCTATGCAAAAATTAGAAGAGTTAAGTGGTATTTCTAGACCAGATAAAAATTCAATTATAAGAGAATATAAATTACTAAGAGACCAAAAAAACTTATCTGTTGTTGATATAGCAAGGTTAGTTAATACTAAAAAATATAGGTTTCAAGGACAAACTACTAAAAAGCACTTATCTACAATAACAGATAAACTTAATGAATTATTAAATGATGAGTGGGATAATATATTAAATCTGTTTATGAGGAATATAGAGATTTTAGATGAATCTACTAATGAATCTTTTACTGAAAAAAAATATGGAACTCAAAATTTAGATGATGAGTTAGTAGCAGAATGGAATAGTTTAAAAGATAATAAAAATAATAAAACTAGTTATGAAGAAATTAGGGGGAAAAAATATAAATCTGCTATAAAGAAGTTAGAATTATCTTATAACCGAATAAATAAATATTTTAAAGCAGCTAGAAGATTAACTCAATTATTAGAAGAAAATACCTTTGTTAGTGAAGATATAGATTATTCTTTAATAGAACAAGAAAAAGAATTTCATAATGATTATAAAAATATAAAAGATAACATAGAAGAATATGATAATTATGCTAAGCAAATAAAAGACCAAGAGAAGGCTGCATTACAAAGACAAAAAGAATGGGAAGCCAAGAAAAAAGAAGCTCAAACAACAGATGTAAGAACTGAAAAGATTCCTATTAAAGATAATAAACAGGTTCAACATCAAAGTAAAGCTAATAAATTATCAGAAGAAGAAAAAAAACTTCAAATGCACCGCTCAACTAAAGAGAAATCAATAGATGAGTGGTTAAGCAGAATGGGAGTTCAAAAAGATAAATTAAAAGAAATATTAGAAGAAAGGAGGAAAAAAGAATGAATTGGGAAAAAATATTATTAAAAGCACATAGCCCTATGTTAGATAAAGCTAGTCCAAAACAGAAAAAGAAAGTAAAAAAGATATTACAATCTACTCAACCATCTGAATATATGGGACAAGATTTTACTAAATTAGGAGATTTATTAGATGAATTAAATTCCTTAGATGTAAATAAATCTAAAGCTATGCAAAAGAAAATGGAACTTATGGAAGAAACAAATACTGATTTAGTTGCAAGAGCAGCAGAATTAAGAAAAGACTATGAAACTCTATACCGTCAATTAAGAGGGATGGTATATCCAAAAAGTAAAGGGGATTTAGGAGAGGAAAAAGATGAGTGAAGAAAGCACAGAGAATGAAATGTTACTATTGTTAAAAACATTAGTAAATAAAGTAAATGAATTGGAGAAAGCAGTTTATGATAAAGATAATCTATTAATGAAATCAGGTTATGTTGTTGTTGAAACTCCTTCTCCAATTATTTCTGTTTCTGAAACAGGAACAGATGTAGATGCTATCGCTAAGATGGATTGGGATGATATCGGTAAAATGATGAATAAATTAGAAGGTGGTTATTAATGCCAGAAAAAGTGACAAAAGAAGAAAAGATAGCAGAGTTAATGTTAAAAGCAACAAAAGAAGCCGTTGAAATACTTGGTAATAAGGATGATTTCAATGAAGAAGATTTAACTGGTGAAGATGTTAAATTAAGTAAACCTAAAGCAACTAAAGTTCCTGATGCTAAAGGTAGTGATGAAGAAAAGACTAAGATTAGAGATGAGATTGAGGGATAGTTATGCCGCTTTCTGGTGTCTTTGATAAGAAAAAGGATTCGCTTGCAAAGCGAGTGCTTAACTTTTATGAAGATGTTAGATTTAATTATTTATCTGCAAGAGAAGACCCTAAAGCATACCGTAAAAATTGGCAAAATTCTATAGAAAAAATTAGAGAAGATTTTGACGGCTTAAATGATTTTTCTAGAGAATTAAAGAAATATTTAAATGAAAAATTAGTGTTTGAAAAAGAAGTATTAAATCCTGAATCAGTACAAGCTAAAGAATTATTTGATGAAATTAAAGAATTGCGCTTTAATTCTAAAGAATTAAATGACCCGTTTGCTAAACAATTAGGAGATAAAGTAATAGAAAATCTAATTGCAAAGCCCTCTATATATGCTATGTTTATACACTATGCATTACGCGCACACCCGCATTGCATTAAAGAAGAATCATGGGTGAAAAATGATAGGATGCCCGACACTATTACTGAGGGGGCTATGGGCTTAGACTTAGCAGTGTCAGATATTCCTTTGTATATCATAGAACATTATGGAGATGATTCTACAGAAAACAAAAGAATTAAATCTAAATTTAAATCAGCATTAGAAATACTAAAAGATGTTTATTTAGTAGACAATACTATAGAAAATTGGAAAGAATTAATAGAAATAGATTTAAAGAAAAGTAGTGAAGAAAAAGCAGAAATAGATTTTATAATTCCTAACAAACCCATGTATAGAATATTTGAAATAAATGATATTAAAGAATTAAAAGGATTTAGTGGTGAATGGGTTGTTCAGGAGAAGTTTGATGGGATTAGAATTCAAATTCATAAGCAAGATTCCAATATAAAAATATACACTTATAATAAAAAGGATATAACTGATAAGTGTAAAAAGATTGTTGATAGATTAAAGGCTAAACAGTTTGGTGATGTAATTTTAGATGCTGAACTAATATTATATGATAATGATGAACCTTTACATAGAGCAGACACAATTGCTCATTTGTTTAAAAATAAATATAATGATGCAGAATTAAAGGCTAGAGTATTTGACATTATGCATCATGAAGATAAAAGCGTTTCTGATGACCCCTTAAGAGAAAGAATTAATATATTATTTTATCAATTTGCTCAAAATTCTTCTGATGAATTATCATTCCCTAATAAGAAAAACACTAGAATGGCCGATTCATTAGAAGAAGTCAAAAAATATGGTAAAGAGATAATGGAATCTAGAACTGCTGAAGGGGTAGTTATCAAAGATATAGAATCAACTTATTATATAGGAACTAAGAAAAATCCTAAATGGATTAAGTGGAAAAAATTTGTAGATTTAGATGTTATTGTCTTAGATAAAAAGAAAACTAAATCTAACTTGTATTCTTATTCTGTTGGAATTGGCCCACTTACAGGAGAAGAAGCCAGAGAACATGATGGAACAGAACATGAAGGAAAGACCTATCTAAAGGTTGGTAAAGCATTAAACACTAAAGAAAATGTAGAAATAGGTTCTATTATTAGAGTTAAAGTAGATGAAGTAAAACGAAAAGGTAAAGGCTATAGTTTATTTTCTGCTAAAGTTATTGAAATACCAGAAGTAGAAGCTCCTGAAAAATTAATCACATTAGAATTATTATCAAAAGATAGTAAGAAATCATTGGCTTATGATGTTCAAGATGCTTTATTAAAGTACACTATAACAGATGGCATACATGGTGAGGCAGAAATTATTTTAAAAGGAGACTATGAAGGCTTTACTATTTTTGGTTTTGATGGAGACCCACTAATGGAAAAGAATGCTTTATCAGATATAGATGATTGGAAAGACCAATTAACAGAAATAAATAAAACAAAGTCTTCTGAAGCTAGGGGAGCAATCAAAGAATTTTTGAAAGAGAAAGACCCCAAAGAAGAAGGAGTGCCTCTTTCTGATATATATGAATTTGTAAAGACCCATTCAAAACTTAAAACATATTTAAATGATTTATGGACTAATCAACCAAGAAGATTAAAAAATTGGATGAATGACCAAGATGAATTTGTTGCGTTAGATGGGCAAAAATATACATTTAATTCAAATCATATTTCAAAGAAAAAAGAAACTTCAAATGTAGGCACATTTAAATTAGTAGAAGCGGAAGATGATAATATCAATTTAATTATAAATATTAATGATAAACAGATGGGATGGAATATTGATATAGAAGATACAGAAGACATTTTTAATTTGTTTGGGAAAGCTGGTAAATTTCCAGCCCAAGTAGCAAAGAAAACAATACAGAAGAAACTATTAGATAAAGGTAAAATTGAACTAGGTGTTCAAAAACATGGTTATCATGAATATAGAATAGATGGGGATAAGTTTGATACTAGATTACATTTTAGAGTAGTTCCTGTAAATGAACAAGATAAATGGTTAGTTTGGACAGGATACAAACAAGAGATGTTAGATAAGAAGGAAGATAAAGGTATATGGGATATAACAGAGGATAGGTTTAAAAATTTAACCATGCAAATCCGTGAATAAGCCATACTTCATATAGTAGTCTGAGGAAGTGGGAATGTGTCGCAAGTCGCTATGCTACAAAGTGATTCAGATGGAACATTTGACATATTAAAATCAGATGAATTAGTTATAGGTGGATATGCTTCTATTGAAGTTGTAGATAAACAAAATGATTTAATTACTTTAGATGCATTAGAGGACGCAGTTGTAAAATACATGCAAATAAAGAAATATAGAAATGTAATGTCAAACCATTCAAATGTTCAAGTCGGAGAAGTAATAGAACAATATCGAGACAAAAATGGAACACTACACAAAACAGCAGTAGATGATGTAGGCTTTTATGTTGTAATTAAATTAAGAGATGACATAGAAAAAGCAAAAGAAATTTCAAGAGGGATTAGAAAAGGAACCCTTCGTTCATTTAGTATAGGTGGACAAGCATTATCAAAAAGAAAAAAGACCAATGAAACATTTGGCGAATATAATGAGATAAATAAATTAGAACTCCATGAAGTAACAATTTGTGAAAAAGGAATAAACCCAGAAGCAAAGTTTGACATATTAAAGGAGGAGCGTGATACCATGAGTGAAAAATTGGAAAAGACGCTGGAGGAAATTAATGAGCTAATGAAGCAAGTTAATGACCTTCAGAAAGAAGAACCGGTAGAGGAGGAGAAAGCAGAGTATATGGATACTGATGAAGAATCATCAGCAGAAGGCGAAAAGCTTACTTCAGATACAGATACTCCGGTAGAAGAGGAAGATGAAGAGTTAACCCTCTCCAACTTCGATAGTGAGGCAAAAGGTAGGACTGGGCCAGAGGGCTTTGTAGAAGCAGGTTTAATCGGTGAGGAATCACAAGGAAAGAAACTGCCTCAAGCAGCTCAAGTTGGGCCATTATACAAAGAGTGGAAGAATGAAGAATTTTCCACTTTAGACCTATCTTCTGCCAATGTAGAAAAGGCGTATGAGGCTTTTAAGGCAGAACAGCTAGAAAAGATGGCATACGAATCCTTAAAGAAGCAGTTTGAGACTCGCTTCGTTGAGGAGACATCTGTAAGAAAGGCAGATGTTGCAAGGCGTGAGTATGACGCTAAGAATGAGGTTGAAACACTAAGAGAGGAGTTCGCTACCCTTAGAAAGAGCCTAGAAGACAGGAATGATGCAATTGTTAAGTCACAGACAGTTGAAATCCCAGAAGTAGATGTTTCTGAGATGAGCTGGAATGACATTCATAGCTTTGTTTCAAAATATGAGGAGTGAAAAGAATGGCATATAACTATGTAAAAAGTATGAAAGATTTAGAAGCCGCAACCTACGGAGTTAGGGGCGGAGCAGGTGGTAATACCATGCTTAAGAGCGCAGGTATTGTTGCTGGTTTGCATACAGGTCATGGTGGTACAGAAACACCACAAGGAACTGTTGCAGGTGGCTTATCAAGCCTTTACAATTTAGTATATGGAAAGAAAGTTTGGTCAATGCTAAACCAAGAAGTTAACGCATTGGCTATGCTCGCAAAGAGGCCTTATACCTCTAGCGGGTGGAGAATAATGACAGATAGGCCTGAAGGTGGTTCAGCCTCTACATTTGCAGTATCTGGTGCTAATGCTGGTACTGGTGCAAATGCTCAAGGTGGAGCTACTCCAAGAGTGGACAAGATTGGTGGTGTTGTTGAGAATGCAAGGTTAGGAACAGAAATTCCTGCTATTGCTCCACAATACACTACTCTCTATACAAGCCCTAAAACTATTGCTCATATGTTTGAGTTCTCAGAACTTGCCCTTGAAATGGCTAAGATTGATGATGGTGTTGGTGACTTAAGAGCCTTAATCCGTGAGGATATGGGTAAGCACCATGCTGAAGCACAAAACAAGATGCTATTAATGCCTCTTGAAAACTATGATTTAACAGAGAATGGAAGCGATGGTGGAACAACAGTTAATGTTACTGCTAATTACACATCGTTAATGAAGGTTGTTGCTTCTTCACAAGAATTAGAAGCAATGGTGGATGCATCTATGACTGATGATTCAGCATCAACAACAGATGGTTTGGTTGCCCAATTAGTAACTCTATATGGAAACACAGACCGACAGTTAGTAAGCAACGCATACAATGAATCCTTTATGGATGCACAGGTGGATTACGGTTCATCTTATGCTGCTGGAGATGCTAGACCATTAACCCTAACTATTCTAAATAGTATGCTAAGGCAATTAAGAGAGAACGGCGGTAGCCCAAAGGTTATCTTAACTGGATATGATACCATTCAGCACATTGGTGACCTATTACAGAGCCAAGAAAGGTTCTTAGACCGAAAGGAAATTATCCCTACCCATAATGGTGTTAGGGGTGTAAAGGGAGCAGAGGTTGGTTTCCGTGTAGCAACCTACTATGATATACCCTTAATTCCTTGTAAGGATATGCCTAAGACCGGATTAGGTTCTAATAAATTGAGTGACCTGTTAATCTTAGATACTGACCACATTTGGCTTTCTGTAATGAAACCAACCCAATACTTTGAGGATGGAATTGACAATGGAAACCCATTTGGTGTTGGAACACTAGGTAATCAGGCAATGTATAGAACCATTGCTGAAACTGGTTGTTCTTTCTTTAAGGGACAAGGTAAGATAACAAACATAACAAGTGCATGAGGTGATTAAGTATGGCATTAGCATATACAGTAACCATTCTTGCTGACCACAAAGGTATGACTACACCAAGAGTACATGGTGATGAATACTTTGTGGATGCATTGGTGGATGTTACATCTATTGTAGCAGCAGGTTCAGTAATACCTGCTTCTGCATTTGGATTAAGCAGAATTAATGCAGTTCATATAACTGGTTATGATAACGCCAATGCCGTTATGCCGCAAGTAGAGGTTAGTGCCGCAGGTGCTTATGAGAGTGGAACATCCTTTGCTCTCATGTTTACAGCACTAGATGGAACAAACGCTACTTTGGCCAATGACGCTAATGGTGGAAGCACAAGAGTTCGTGTTTACGGAATACTCTGAAATGAGTAGTAATGTGGCCATTGGCCCCCTACGGGGGGTCATTGGTCACTAAATAGGTGATAAAATGGCTAAATTAAAATATAAAGGTAGAGAGAAGAAACGCTCTCTAATTAAAAGTATGTCTGTTAAATCAGGTGAAACAATAGACATAAATCCAATTCATGCTTTATCTTATTTGGGGGCAGATGAATTTGAAATTCATTTTGAAGATAAAGATAAAGAAGCATTAAAGAAGTGTAGTAGGGGACAATCTAAACTTTTGAAAAAGGAGTTCGGGGGAGCAGGGCTTGAAGAAACATTAAAACTAATGTATCCTGAGAAGAAAAAGAGTTTTAAGCCCAAACTAATTAAGGAAGCAAATATTTCTAATACTAAATTAGAAGAAGTAAAAGAAGAAAAAACAAAAAAGGAAATAAAACCTGTATCTTCTAAAAAGATTCCTAAAGAGAAAAAAGAAGTAGTAAAGACTTCTATAAAGACTAAAAAGACAATAAAGGATTCCCAACTTTAATAAGGGAACCGTTCTTAGACAAAATAAGGGAGGAACTGAGACAAATGACTGCGGGAAGTTTATGCACTAAGACTCATGCTTTTGCTGCTGCTGGCTCAGATGCAACTATTAATAGCGTTGCAGGAAGACAGGCAGTTCAATTAATAGGAAATGATGCACTTAATGCTGATGGAACGAAAGATTCTACTAAAGCAAAGATACTTTCATTTAAGGTTAGTAATAACCAAACAACTGCTATGACTATTGATTTTATTGATGGTTGTGGTACATCAGCATTTAATGGTAAATTAATTCATAGAGTACATGTTGGTGCGGTTAGAGAAAACTTAGATTTCGACATGCATGGTGCAATAATATCAGACGGATTATATGTTCTAGTTACGGGGGCAGGAACAAAAGTAAATGTTTCAGTTTCTGCTCAATATAACTAGGTGAATTAATAATGCCAGCTTTAGAGAAAGACACAAAACTTGTAATGACGATATTATTCGTCGGAGCAATTTGTGGCGTAAATGTTTTCTTTTACGCCGAGTTTGGTCATCTATTGGCTTTTAATCATTATTCACATGCGGTAGTTTTTGCTTTAATGACTATCGGTGGAATATTAGTGATGAAAGCAATATTTGACTTAATATTAAATGATTATATAGAAATGGCTTTGCTAGACAGAAGAATATCTGCATACTGGCACAAGCGTGGAAAAGACGAGCAACAAAGAGAAAGAGTTAGACAAAGTTTACAACAGCATAATCAAACTTGGGGTAATTTAACACCCCAACAAAACTTTGCTGGAAATCAACCAATTGTGGTTGAAAACACTGAACCTAAGCCTTCTTTCTTGGCTCAAATTGAACAGTAAGTGAGAACATGTTGGATGCAATAGCATTTGGAATGGATGAAACTGCTTTAGCATACGATATGCAAAGAGCACATTCAGCAGATGTTTGGTTTTTACGAGCTAGGTTTTATTTTTGGGGTATTATTGGATGTTTAACAAGTTTTGCTCTAGGCCAATTTATGGCTTTAGCAGGAATAAATATATTAGGAGAATTATGGGAGGGCTTTTGGGCATTAATATATCATTAAGGAGGTATATATTATGTCTGTAATGACCGGATTTGTAATTCTTTGTATTGAAAAAATAGGAATATTGTGGAAAAAAATAAACCCTCACCCGTTTGGAGTATATGGAGCAACTCAAGTAGGAAAAACTACATTACATCATCAACTAAGAACTAGAGGCGAAGTGCCAGAAATTAAAGAAAGAACAGTTGGTAGAGAAAGAGCATTAAGAAAAACAATAAAAATTGATGGAGATACACATACTATAAGAACTTCAGATGTTGGTGGAGAAAACTTATATTGGGGTGAATGGCTACAAGACATGAAATCAAGAAAGGTAAAATATATTATTTTTATGATAGACGACAGACATTTATCTAAACACATTGATATTGAACAACAATTATGTTGGAAGTTTTTAGTAGATGCAATTTGTTCACCTTATTGGGATATGATTAATAAAAGAAAAAAGAAACACAAACATGATTATCCAATAGCATTAGGAATTTGGGCAAATAAATTTGATTTGTGGAAAGACAGATATTCATATAATGACATTCAAAAACATCCAATATTTGATTCATTTCAAGACGGAATTCAAAGATTAAATGATAAAGGAATACCAACTCATAAATATATAGTAAGTGCAAAATCAGATGCTGAAATGGTATATAGAGGAATCACAACAATGATAGAGGACTATTAATGATAACAGATAATTGTTCAATGTCGCTATATTGTAAATGTAAGGAGTGTAAAAAATGAGTATGAATTATCAACCCCCGTCTTTAATTGGTGCAACAAATGCAACTGTAGCAAATGCCTTTTTGCCACCATTAAAATATGCTAGAGCAGCAGGGTCTATAATGACCTATGAATATAAAAGTGATAAACCAAAGAAACAATTAAAAGAATTAGTTAAAGTTCTTTGGCCAGAAAGGAAAACTTTTTTAAAGATTCCTTTAGGATATAAATTCAATACTAGAGACAGATGTGTTGTTTGTGGGACTCATAAGGTTTGGGAAGCATCCGACCCAATGAGACCAACAATACCACTTCATAAAGTTAGAAAAGGTTATCCAATGAGAGGAACTTATTGTGATAAACATGCTCAAATACACAAACAATATGAGATGTTAGAACAACAAATTATAGCTGATGAACATGGGTTATCCTTTAGTGCATATGTTCCTAAGCCTAAAGTGCCTAAAATGTTGCAATCAGCACCGCTAACTTCATTAAGGCAATCCGATATCGAGAGTTTGGCTGCAACCGGATGGACAATAAAACCCCCTGAAATGAGCGTAGAATCAGCCGAAGATGAATTATTTAGATTAACAATGGAAAGCCATTCAATTAATACAAGGATATTAAAATTAATGACAGATGGAACTCAAGTTAAACAAGCTAAACAAATAATAGAAGAGGAGAATGAATAATATGGGAGTTTTTGGAACAAGTAATTCAAGTATTTCACAGCAAATAGAAGCTCAAGGAGCAGCTAATTTTAAAGCAACAAATAACTTATTAACACTACAAACAAATCATGTAGAAGAATTTTTTGAGTATCATGGAGAAGGATTTTTATATGCTCTAGAAAAAATGCTTGAAGATATGACAGAAAGAGTAGTAAGTAGAATGTTATCTAAATTAAGATTTACACAAGGAGCTAGTGGAGAATTAGTAGTTCACTCTGATTGCTTAAGAGAATATGAAACAATAACACAAGAAAACATTCAATTAGATGTACAGGCAATTTTAGCAGCAGCAATCAATACTGAAGTTGTTATGCAAAGAAAGATGGCTAAACAACAGTATTTAGAAACTCAAGGTTTTAGTGTTAGTGCTCCTCAAGGACAAACTTCTACTCCTTCAGTAAACTATAATACTTCTGGTGGAACCCCTAATCCTGGAGGATTAAACCCTTCACAGATTAGCGGTGGTAATCCAATGGTTCAAGCTAATAATATGATGATGCAACAACAACAGGCTTTTAACAATCCTTCTGGTTATCCAATACAACCAGCAGGCTATGATAGCATGGGGAATGCTTATTGGATAGACCCAAATACAGGACAACCATCATACACCCCCCCTGGAAGTGGGCTAGGTTTAGCTAACATGATTTCTAAAGGGGCTGCATGGGCGGCTTGGTTAGCATGAGTGATTTAAATGTCTATTATTATACCTGACGATATTCGGTATAATAGAAGAGATTACTCTATAGGCGATGCATTAGAACTTAATGATGGAATGATGGGTTCTCAACCAGAACGCCATCCATTATTTAAGTTAATGCTAAAATATATTGCATCACCGTTTAGTGATAACAATTACGATGAAATTGAAGATAATTTATTATATTATCTAGATAGTTCATTTGTAATGAGGTTGGCTGAGAGAGACTCAGATATAGTTATTCCTGATGAAGAAACCTATGAAAGACATATAAATTATGCTTGGGAACAATTACAAAGGCTTAGTACAGAACAGTTACTTAACCACCTAATGAATTATGTAGGGGATACAAAACAATTAAAACTTGCTTTAACACAAGGTCTTTTAGATGAAGGAAAAAATACTTTAATACAAGATATTAATACTAAAATTGGCACAGACCATTTACTATCTGCTCATACTAAAGGTATAGAAAGTAAAAAAATATTTCAAGCCGCAGATAAAGGCGCAAAATATGAACCTGCATTAGATATAATTAATGATATTTTAACTGGTGAAGATGGAACACAAAACAAATACATGAAAATAATGTTTGCAGATGGAGGTAAATTAGGTATTAAAACTAAAGTAAAACTACCACATGGTAAATCAATTGGGTTAGGTTTAACAGAAATAACTATTGATATAGATTTTGAAGAACTGTTTAATACTTTATTTGAAAACGCTGGAATCCAACCTGTTAAAACTTCAATAGGATTTTCTTCAAGACAAAAAGAGTTTACAAAATCATTTAACAAATATAAACCACATCCTGATTTTCCTTTAAACGAAGAAGATGAAGAAATAATTAGACATATTCAACTTAAACAAGAATGGAACCAGCTTCATACAGAAGGTGAATTTAAAGATGAAGAATATGAAGGTTCATTAGAAGCAGAAGAAATCAAAGAAGAAATTAAAAGAGGAAGAATGAAAGACACTATGGATGTTGCAACAGATTTATTAGATGCTGGATTAATTACTTTTGAAAAATTTAAAAAGTTAGAAGATGAAGGAGAGGTTTTTCCTAAACTTCCCTATAAAGAACATGAAATTAATTTAATTAGTGATATTGTTGACTGGAAAAAGAAAAACCTTGATGGAACAGGCCCTAACGAATTTGAATTAGAAGTTTATAGAAAGGAATCAGTAAAAGCTAAAAAAGAGGTTATGAGAGAATTTAATACTAGAGTATATCCTGTTATACATGGGCCTAAATATGGCCCATATGCCGATAGACAATTATTCTTAGACGATACTTGGAAAGAGTTTTTAGATGACGATAATAAAAACCCAATTATTAAACTAGATTTAAAAAATGCAGCAAGACATTCTAGAAAATTATATGATGCATTAAATCAAGACGCATTAATTCCAAAAGAAGTAGGCATACTACAATTAAATATAATATCTTATATGCAATCCGAAGAAGAAATAGAAGACAGAAAAGAATTATTAAATGATGAAGATGAAGAAGTTAGAGCTAATTCAAAATTTTTATTAGATAAAATATTTAATGTATTTAAATTAGTTGGTGTTAATTATTCAGTAAAACAGCGTTATGATTTTAGAGATTGGACTGAAAGAAAACCAGAAAGAGGTAATAGACCAATGGAAGAACAAAAACCTAAATTTGGTAAACCAGGAAAAAGTTTAGGATTAACAGGTATGTCTGAAGCTGGAGGACAACCAACAAATGTTAGTGTTAAAACAAACACATTATTATATTATATTAAAAGGCAAATAGCAAATTTACAGGGGGCATTAAATGGGTAAACTAGGTTCAAAGAGTGATTTTATAGTAGGTTCTGAGTCTAATTATAGTCTAGGTATTGGTTATTATACTAGACATTTTGAAGTTTCTGAACTATTACAGTGTGGAGAATTTACAGATAGTACAACTCCTAGTAGGGGAGCAGTAGGCAATATTATTAAAAGAGTAGAAGGAAAAATTGATGATAAATTAAAAGTATCATTTAGACCTGAAATTATTGAAAAAGAAGTTCATGATTTTGACCCGTTTTTGATGGGGGCTTATCCTGTTACTCCCGCTAAAGATTATGTAGGGTTTATTCAACTTAATAGTGAAAAGGTTCGTAAAATACTTAGATTAGAAGTATGGCAAGGCAATGAATATGTAGATATGGCTTCTGCTTCTTGTATTTATACTCCTCCTACAACAGCACAAACAGGAACATATACTCTAAGATTTGATATTGGTAGTCCTGTTACTGTTTCTTTTACATTAACAGAAAACACTGCTAATGGTTTTTATGACCAATTCGGACAGAAAACAACAGTATTAGAGATTTGTGCTGCAATTAATGAACACTATCCATCACATACTGCACAGTTTACACAACAAAACACTCAAAAGACCACTGCTGCATCCACCGGCGCAGGAAATATCTCTGATTTTTTCTATGCCTGTCCAACCGAAGATGGTAAATCAGTTTACATTTCTTCTAAACTTCCATCAGATGCTGGAACAATTTGTAGTTTAATTGAAACATTAGGTTCAGATACAACAACTTATTCATTTACTGATAATGAAACAGGTGGAAGAACAGAAGAATTTTGGTCTCTCAAAGATGAGGGTAAGATATTTTTCAGAACAAACTATCCACATCACAATAAACACTCAATAAGAGTGGCTTATATTAGAGGAAGTAGTAGAATACCCTCTTCAATCCATGAAGCGACTACAAAGCTAGTTGCGGCAGAAGTATTAGTAACAGATGATAATACTATATTGATTGCAGAAACCGGTTCTAATATAGATGTTGCTAAAAAGCATGAAATTCTTACTACTGAAGCAAAAGAAATTTTAGACGGTAAACGAAACCTAGTATATTTAATTGAGTAATATGAATGAACTAACACAACTTTTAAATCGCATTCACCCTAATTATAAAGAAATTGCTAATAAATGGCAAGATAGACAAAAAATAGAAGAAGAACTTGGTATTCCTACTTCAGATTCTTTAACAGAACAGTTTATTACAGAAGAAGTAATTGACGGAATAGCTAAAGCACACCTTAACGATATAGATAACATGATAGGTGAGTTAGTTGGTAGATGAAGTAACTTTTGTTTTAAAACTATTAGAAAATAATTGGGCTAGTAACTTAAGTGCTGGTTTAGATGGACATAAGCCTGCAGCATCTTCTATTAACTTTATTGATGTTAGGTCAATAGAACCAAATAAAGGTCGCAGGGTTGATGCCGATGAAAAGGCAATAATTATCGTTTATGAGGATAGTGCTACCATAAGTCATCCTACTATTGATTGGGGAGTTAGAAACGAAGAGTATACCTTTACTATACATTTAAGGATATTACATCAAAAAGATTGGAGTGTCTTAACATATTCAAGAGATAGACTGCAAAGTTTATATCAAATAGTGCGTAGCATCCTAGAGAAGAACGGCTTAAGGCCAGAAGTTACTGTTGATGGTAATAAATACACAGCAGAATTAATAGAGATTACATCCAGAAGTGAAGCTAATGATAGAGGAAAACGATTATTAGGATATAAAATGGGTGTTGCCATGAAAAGGTTTGGAAGAACCACATAGTTTGTAAGTAGGTGAAAAGAAATGGTAGTAAATGAAATATATACAGGAGCAGGGTCATCAGTAACGATGATACCAGAAAGAGATTTTAAAATATCTGAAAATTTTGGAACGACAAAAGGAAGCAAAGAATTATTAGCAACTACTGCTAGTCAGACCACATTAACATGGTCTACAGCAGGTGATGTTTTAGTTCCAAATATTTATAGAGGTTGTATGGCTAAATTAGATAGATATGATGCTAATGGAGCCACTCAAAATCATTCTCAGACTTTAATGATTGAAAGTAATACTTCTACTACCTTAGTATTTTCACAGGCTTTAGATTCAACAGGTTCATTTTGGTATGAATGTACAATTTTAGCGTTTGGTACTCCAATGTATGCTGAACCAGCAACTAGTAATAAACACAATCTTTTAGCAGATAACTGGCTAGGATTAGTAACAACATTTACTCCACCATCAGTTGATGCTGAGATGAAACAATTAAATCTTGCACTTGGCGGAACAAGAAACTTTGGTTATCAATTTAAAGGAGCAGAAACTGTAGGTGAAGCATCAATTGATGTTTCATTAAATAATGGTTCTTGGTTATATTATGCTCTTGGAAAGAAAACATATTCACATACACCGGGAGGCTCTAATACATTAAATGCTAGTTTACAAAATGGAAGTTCCTATGGTG